GCTTGGTTCCATTGATGCCGAATATGTCGAGGCATACAAGCGCGCCTATGACCCGAACATAATTGTCGGTTGGCTGGGCCGCAACAACGGCATTCCAGCGATGTTAGAACGCAGCGACGACGACAAAAAAGCGTTCGACAATGACAAGGCGATGGCCGCGCAAATGCAGGAAGCATTGGCAGCCGCACCGGTGATCGCCGACGCGGCGAAGAATTTTGCGCAAGCGGAGTCAATCAGTGTCGCATGATGCCGGTTTTTTTGCCGATGCGCACCGCCCGCGCGCAAAAACCTCGCCGGGCGAATTGCTGCGCGCCAAGGAAACGCGGCGGATATATGCCGCCTATCAGTCGATATTTGGCTTAGTCGATGGCAAGCTGTCCGATGATGGCCAGATCGTATTAACCGACCTGATAACAGCAGCAAATTTGGGAGAAATGAGCGGCGCGCTTTCGGATAGCGAGCTGCGCGAATGGTATGGTCGTCGCAAAATTCTTTTGCACATCATTAACCGTCTGGACCGCGACGGCACCAAGGCCGGTCAACTTACGCAACAAATCAGGGAGTCCCTAACATGAGTGACGCATTATCAGGCGCATTGAGCGGCGCTGGCACCGAGCAGCAGCAGGACCAGCAACAGCAACAGCAACAGCAACAGCAACAGGCGTCCGCCTTTCCTGCATGGCTCGGCGAAATACCCGCAGAACTGCAAACCGACGATATGAAGGCGCGCGCGACGCGCTTTGCGCAGCCAGTCGATATGTTCAAGGCATTGACCGAAACGCAGGATTGGGCACGCGGCCGCGTTGCCTTGCCAAAAGAAGGCGATGCCACCAGCTTTGCAGAGTTTGCCGCCAAGGTCAGGCCGGAAACCGCCGATGCCTACAAGATCGAAGTCAATGACGGAAGCGGCACTGAATTGGCCGATGCATTTAGGCCTGTTGCCTTTGATGCAGGATTACACCCCGAGCAGGTGAACAAAGTCGTCGGATTTTGGAACCAGACGCAAGCCGATATGGTCAGCAAGCAAACGCAGCTTGGCAATACCGAATTGAAAAGCATCGAAATGGAAATCGGTGAAGCCGCCTATGCGCAGCGCGTCGAAGCGGTAAGCAACCTATTGCGCAATGCCGGTGTCGAAGTGGACGATATCGCTCCTGCAATGGAAAAGATCGGCGGCGGTGCCGGTAAGGCGATGAAGGCGTTGTTTACGCTGGCCGAAGCAACTGGCGAATTGGGCAAAGTCGATGGTGTTACAGTGTCGATGCGCCTTGGGTCGATGAACGCAAAAACCGCGCAGGAAACGCTGACAAACCTCGATAAAGACCCTGCGTTTTTCAAAGCAGCGCAGATCAAAAATTCGCCCGAATGGAAAAAGCGCGACGACCTCATTCGCATAATTGCAGGCGGTCAATAATTTTGGCTTGACGTCAGTATGTCATTTGGTAACTAAGGCAAAGGAGGGGCGGTTTTTAGCGCACGCGCCATACAGCCCGCCCTTCAACACTCCGGCCTACCCGCATATAGCGGCCCCGGTGCAAGGCGAAAGCAGCCACGCCCAGGTGGAGCGCATCCTCCGAGATCGGCCCGTCATCCGACGCCTACCCGGTCGAAATCCCGTTTGATTTTGACCTATAGGAGACAGGGCCATGCCCGAGAATTATGCCGATACACATCGCAATGTAACTTTTAACAACAACGTCACCGCCACGCTCCGTCAGGAACCTGGCATTCTGTATCCGCTTTGCGGCAGTTCCGCCAGCTACAGCGGCAGCAAGGCCGCACGGATCGAAAACCGTTTTGGTCGTTTGAAAATGCAGACCAAGGCCGAGCGCAACGGCGATACCAACAATGTCGATTTGAATAGCGTTGCGCGTCACATCAAGGTCGGACCAAGCGCCGATGTCGCGCCGTTAATTGATCGCGACGACCAAGGCACAACCGAAGTCGAATTGACAAGCCCAGCAGTTACCGAAACCGCCGACGCAGCACGAACCTATCACGATGATATGTTCGGCATTGGTTATTTCGGAGATGCTTGGGAAGGTGAAACCGGCAGCACGGCGATTCCGTTCAAGGCCGCCAATATCCTCCCCCACGGCGGCACGGGTGTTACGAAGGCAAAGCTGATCGAAATGCGTGAATTGGTGCGCAAGCGGAACAACAAGACGATGCGCGAAAAGCCCGTCATGTTCCTGTTCCCGGAGGATGAAAGCCAGTTGCTGAGTATCAGCGAATATGCCGATATCGACACCAATAATTTCAAGCCGCTGGTGGAAGGCGAAATCATGCCGTGGCTTGGCTTCCGCTTTGTCTGCATCAATCCGGATGCGGAATCGTTGCCAACGTCGTTCAGCAACTATTTTGCCGATAGCGGTGCAACCCGCCGTCTCCCGGTCTTCATGCCAAGCGGTATGCACCGGGGCATCTGGACCGAGTTTTGGGGCAAAATTTCGGAACGCAACGACAAGAAGCACAGCGAGCAGATTTACGGCGAAGCTCGCAGCGCCTGCGTCCGCACCGACGAGGACAAATGCTTTCTGTTCCTCAGCCAAGGATAAGGTGAACCGGGCGGCAGAGCTGCCGCCCGGTCAACTGACGTAGAGCGGCATCGTCAGCCGCAGAAGCAAAAGGACAAATCCAATGACCACTCGTTACGGTACTCAATTCAGCGCCACCGACTCGCTTAAAAAAGCGAACGGTACATCGCACAATAGCCCAATCAAGGCATTCAAAAACCGTTTTGCACTCGGCGCCGAAGGCGGAACAGTCGGCCCATATTTGATCGCAAAAATTGGCATTGGCCATGTGATCGACGAATTCCGGTTGGACACCGATGCCAACCTGTCGGGGATTAACTTCACGATCGGCACCATTGCTGCACCGGCCAAGTATCGCGCCGCGACCGCAGGGCCAAACGCTGCCGTTGTCGTATTGCAGCCGTTGTTGGCGAACAACATCGAAGCGTCTGAAGTCGCGGAAGATATCTATCTGTTCCCCAGCGCCAACATGCCCAGTGCCGGAACATTGAAAACGACGGTTTTTACCGTCGCACGTTAAAAAGTTTACCGGCCAGCTTTTGAGTTGGCCGGTGAAGCGGCGCGCCGGATGATCCGGTTTGGATCAACGCTCGGCGTAGGGGTGAAAGTCCGGCGCGTCGCAATCTGTTTCCCTTTGGAGCAAAGCCACGATGACCGCAGCGCCCGTCCCATCGCAAACACGCATCGTCAACGCGGCCTATGCCGAATTGGGATCGACGACGACTATCAACAACATCGATGACAGCGCGGCGCACCGCGCCAAAAGGCTTTGGGACGATATTGTTGCCGAAATGCTTGCAGAGCATCCTTGGAATTTCCAGATACGGCGCAAGCCATTGAATGCAACCGGCGATGTCAATTTGACCAACAGCGAATGGGATTATGCGTGCGCCTTGCCGCCCGACTGCGCACGCTGGCTGCCGCCGTCTCGCGAAGATAAGAATTTCTTTCGCGGCGAAGCTGAAGGCCGCTATTTGCTGGTCGATAGCACGCCGCCAATCCATCTGCGCTACATCACAAGCGATGTCGATATCGCAACATGGTCGCCGCATTTTGTGCGCGCGATGATCCTGCGCCTAGCTGAATCGCTTTGCGATGGCGTGACGCAGAGCGAAGGCAAAAAAGACCGGCTGCGCGAACGTGCCCAAGCCGCATTGAAAAATGCCAAGCGCATCGATGGACTGCAAACAGGCCTGACCCATCGCAGCGCCGTGACGGTGCAATCGTCGTGGCTGCAAGCGCGGATGCACCCAAACACCTATATCGGGCGTTAGCCCATGTCGCGCGTTTCGCACTGGCAAGTCAGTTTCAATGGCGGTGAATTGTCGCAGCGGTTGCGCGCACGCATCGATCAAGCGGTTTACGATATCGGCCTTGATGCCATGGTCGGCTTTGCGCCGACACTTGAGGGCGCGGCAGAGGCAATGCCCGGCACAATCCGAATTGCCGCAGCCAAGGGGCCGTGCATATTGCAGCGGTTCGAATATAATGTAACCCAAGGCCATGTGCTGGAATTCAGCAATCTGGCAATCCGCATTTTTACCAATGACGCGCAAGTCATGGACGGGACTGTGCCGTTTGAAGTCGAGACGCCCTATAGCTATGCGCACGTGCAGCAACTGGCGTTTGAGCAAAGCTATGACGTGCTTTATTGTTATCACCCGTTGCACCAGACGCGTCAATTTGTGCGTCTTGCCGCCGATGACTTTGCGATTGAAACGCTCGAACTGGAAAATGGCCCGTTCGAACCGCGTAACAAGGACAAGACTTTGTTGGTTACCGCTAGCGGAGTCACGGGCAGCGTTACGCTGACGTCATCAAGCGCCCTATTCGTGGCAACCGATGTTGGTAGCTTGTTTCAGATGGAGGCCGATGATTTCGGCGATATCACCGCTTGGGAGCCATATATAAGCGTCACCAACGGGCAGATGTTGACATGGAACGAGCGCGTTTACCGCGTCGTCGGCGGCAGCGGGCGAACAGGAACGCTGGCGCCGGTGCATACTGAAGGCGTCGAATGGGACGGCATAGGTGTCGGCACTGATATCAACGACAAGCCAGCGGGCGGTTGCCAGCTGGAATATGTGCATGGTCGCTTTGGTGTTTTGCGCATCACGGGGTTTACCAGCGGCACGGTTGTTACGGCGGACGTTCTGCGCACATTGCCCTTTACGGTGTCTGAAGCCTATGATTATGAGGACGGTTATTGGGATCCGGACTTTGGCGTTTGGGTGCCACCAGCAACCGGCGTCACCTATAGCTATGGTAGTTGGCGCTGGCGGTTTGGAAGCTTTTCAAACACGCGTGGTTGGCCGCAATGCGGGGTGATCTGGAACGAGCGGCATGTGTTGTTCAAGGGCAGCACGGGATATGCCAGCGTCGCGGGCGATCTCAACGATTTTTCGACCTATAATGAGCTGGGCGACATAACCAGCGACATGGCCTTTATCTTTACGATTAAAGACCCGAACGCAGTCTTGCGCGCGGTCGCAGATGACAAGTTGTTGATGTTTACGGCCAGCGGTGTGTGGGCATTGAACCCGTCCAATGCGGCCGCAGGAATCGGCCCTGGCAATTACCGCGTGGACCGGCAAAGCAATGGCGGCGCTTCGGCGGCGATGGCGGCGGAAATTGACAGCCGGATCGTCTATATTGACCGCAGCAAGCGCCGGATATTCGAAGCGGATTTCGAAGCGCAGCGCAATGTTGAAAGCGTGCTCGACCTCACGCGCTATGCGCGGCAAATTGGCAGCAGCCGTTTCGTGCAACTGGCGACGCAAAACCAGCCCATGAACATGATCTTTGCCGTGCGCGGCGATGGCAGCATGGCAGCAGCGGCATATTTACCCGAAGAACAAGTGCTAGGATGGTGTCAACGCTCAATGGCGACAGGCGTGGCCGCGCGCAGCATTGCCAGCATGACGGACCCGAACGGCGAGTATGAGCAGATTTGGGTGGCGGCACAATATGGCGGAAGCTGGCATATCCTCTTGATGGAGGAATGGCGACAGGACAATGAGAGCCGCCCGAATGCCGTTATGGTCGATATGGCGAAACGCTGGGACGGCGCGGCGGCAGCTACGTTCACGATTTCGCATCTACCCAATGCCAATATTCATGTCGTTGCCGATGGGCGGGTTTATACGACGCTATCAACCAATGGCGCTGGCGCGTTTACGTTGCCGCAATCGGCATCGGTTGTTGTCGCAGGTTTGCCGTTTGAAGCCTATGTCCGCCAACTGCCAACAGAAAAGGGCGGGGATAACGGCCCGGCGATTGGCAAGATGGCGCGGGTTTCGCGCGGTTCGGTCAAGGTGCTGAATACGCGCGGGCTGGCAATTAGTGCATCGGGCGGGCCACCGCCGCGCACGCTGGAATCGCTGCGCACCGATAGCGTTACCGATAGTGCGTTCGATCCAGTCAGCGGTTTCGCCATCGAAGAAGATTTGGGCGATTATGTTCGCCAGCCTTGGTTGAAAATCGAGCGCATTGCACCAACCGAAGCGACTATTCTTGGCATTGGCCAGATATGCGATGTGGAGGAAAGATGATCCGCGTTGCACCTTTCGTCCCCAATGACTTGTTGGAAATCAATGTGCAAGCCGCGCAGCGCAGCGATAATTACCGCGTGTCGTTGTTTGAAATGGGTAAGGCGCAGTCGGCCAGCGGTATGGCATTCACCGCGCGCGATGCTGAAACAGGCCGCATCCTGATTTGCGGCGGCGCGTCGGAATGGCACAAACAGCATGCGTCGCTTTGGGCTGTGCTCGCGACAAGCAAGCGCGGCAATATGCAGTTAATAACAAGGCGCGTGCGCAGCTTTATCGACCAATTGCCCTACAATCGCGTGGACGCAATGATCCATAGCGATTTTGCCGCGGCTAAACGCTGGGCACATATCATTGGGCTGTCCCATGAAACAACGCTGGCACAAGCAATGCCCGATGGCGGCGATGCACTTATATTTAGGAGGAAAGCATAATGGGTGCGGCAGCATTACCAGTTATCGCGCTAGGCGTGCAGGTTGCGGGCCAAGTGGCGGGCGGCATCGCGGAGAACAAGACTCAGCGCGCAGGCGCACGGGTTGATGATGAAAACGCGCGTCTGACCGTCTTAACGGGTGAACAAGAAGCGTTGCAAACGCGCAAAGACGAACGCAGCATGGCGGGAGACATGATCGCCGCGATGGCGGGTGGCGGCACGTTGCTGAACGGCAGCAATGCCGACTTGATCGCGCAATCAGCCTATCAGCGCGAAATGGAGATTTTCAATATCCGGACGCAGCGAAGTGCCGAAGCGCGCAACCTTCAGCAATCGGCCAAGGATAAACGCCGCGCGGGCAAGAATGCGTTGATCGGTGCCGGGTTCAGCGCGGTTTCAACGGCTCTTGCGGGTGTTTCCGACATCCGCGCCAACCGGCTTTCCTCGGCGCAAGGTGCGCGGGAGCGGTCAGCGACGTTGAGCGGGGCAATCAAAATGCCGTCGTCGGTCATTAACAAAGCACCGCGTCCGGGGGTCGCATACTGATGCCGCCCGGTTTCCAGAGCAGGGTCAATACCAATGTCGTACCGGTGCAGGCGCGGCAGGGCGGCAGCACCGGCAGCGCGATTGCCGAAGGTGTGGCGCAGCTAGGGCAAACGCTCGGCAGGGTCGCCGACCAGGATGCGCAAGTGCAGGAGGGGATTGCCGATAGCGAGGCACGGCTTGAGTTGTTAGAGCGCAATCGTTCTGATGATGAACTGGCGCTCGCGGTAGCCGTTGAGCAAGCAAAATCGACTCAGCGTTTGCGAGTTTTCGACGAAGAAAACCGCAACAAAGCTGATTATGAAACCTTGTTTGGCGACAAGGTTGATGACGAAGTGTCGGCACTTACGGTAATGATTGGCGACAACGAAAGGATCGCCGCGCGTTTTGCTGTTCCGCTCGAACAAATGGCGCAAACCGAAAAGGCCGACGCGAAAATTTACGCCATGCGCGTTCGTTCCAAAGCGATGAACGAAGGTTTCAAAATTCAGTCCGAGACTTTGGCTAATCAGGCGTATAGTGACCCGACAAAAGTAGCGTCCGGTGTCATCATGTTGCACGACAATGTGATGAATAGTTCGGTCATCGACGACTCCTTGAAGCCTGCTATTTTGCGCGAACTGCTGGAACCCGTGCGGTTGGCGCAGTTACGACGCGGGATTGATGAAGGCAAATTTGCAGAGGTCAGGGCGCAACTGGATGCCGGTGTGTTCGATACGGACCTATCCCACGCCAGCAAAATGCGTTTGCTAGGTGAAGCAGATGTTGCTGAAAACGAAGCTGCGCGCGCGGCGCAGGAAGCCGAAATGTTGCAACGCGAGGCGGCGCGCGAAGCGGCCAAGCAGATTGATGCCCGGATTGACGGCGGCGAGATTATTGATCCCAAAACTATGGGGCAGGCGGCTGCGGCGATGCGCGCGGCGGGGGTCAAGGAATCGGAAGTCATTGCCTTTGAAAACAAGACCGTCGAGGCGCGGGTCAACCAGACCTATAATCCGCAAGCTGACCCGATGGGAACGCAGGCCAGTATGGCGGCTTCGGCGCTTGAAGCCAAAATATTCAGTGGCAGGGCTACGCCCGACGAGGAGCGTCGCTACAAGCATTTGAAAAAGATCGGCGACACGCGCGCGACCGAGTTCGGAAAGAGCCTCAAACAAACCGCTGCGCAGGGCGTGCAGGGCAAGCAACAGGTCTTGGGGCAGTTGGCGTCCTTGCCCGCCGACCAGCGTTATACGGCAGCGGAGGCGGCAGCGCCCGGACTTGGGCAAGTTTCGATGATACGCTTTCCAGTGGTGCAGGAAGCTGCGTTGCAGGGCATGGCTGATTTGAAGGCCAATGCGAAGTTGATCGACGCAACCAAAGCCGATGCGGCATTTCGCGCCGCAACACGAACTGCGGGCCAGCAATTGTCGGAAGATGGCCGCCAACAGATGATCGACATTGCCAACGGACTTTATGTGCATTGGCTGGGCAGCGGTGCCGCAGGGCAGGAATTCAACCCGAAGCTATACCAAAAGGCCGTGCGCATGGCGTATGGCGGATATACCAAAGATGGCGAATGGCATGGCGGGCTTGGCTTGTTTCGCGGTCGTTCGGTCGAAATGCCCGATGATTATACAGAGGCAAAATTTGACCGCGTGGTTTCGCGGATGACATTTGCCGATGCGGTTTATGCGAACAAGAGTGCCGCCAGCAAGGCGGACATTTTGCAAAACTACACGCCGATTTTCATGCGCGATGATCCCGAAACTGGCAGGCCGGTTTATGCGTTTGTGAACAGCAATGGCGATGAACTTAAGCACAAAAACGGGAGCGCCTTTGTGGCGACGATGCCCTGATGCCTATCGTCGCTCCACAAAATCGCCGGGTGAACTCGCTAGGGCGTCCCGCAGCACAAGCACCTCCTCCCGATGTTGGTTTCTTTGAAGGCATTGGTGCAGCCTTTCGGTCGGCAGAGGATCGGCAAGACCTAATGACGCAAGCGCCGCGCAATGCGGACGCCTATCGCGATTTGCTCGATAGCCTTGGCGACATGGGTGTGGATACAAGCCGAAACGGTGCGTTGTATATGGACGTGCAAGATAGCATGGGCTTCACGCGGCGCATAATGGACCGCGAGGCAATCATTAAAGAGGTTAATCGTCGCAAGGCCCAAAATACCGCGCATTTTACAAAGGTTCCAGCAACGCGCGAAGAATTCGACATGGCCGTCGCGAACCGATTTGGTGAAAGCCAGCGCGACGAAGAGAGGGCCAGTGCAGCGGGCTTTGTTCCCAGCCTGATAGGCGGGGCAGCGTCAGCCATGACCGACCCGATTAACCTTGCGACCATGCCCGTCGGCGGCGGCACGACATTTGCGCGCACGGTATTGATTGGCGGAATTGTCAGCGGAATGACCGAGGCCGCGCTTTTGCCAGACACAAAGCGGGCAATGGACCGTATGGGCCGAGATTTTACAACGGCGGACGCGGTGCAACAGGTCGGCTATGCGGCAGTTGGCGGCGCGGTTTTTGACGGCATTGGTTATGGTGTTGCGAAAAACTGGGATGCCATAAAGGCCGCGCCGAAAGCCGTGCAAGAAAAGCTGTGGGCGCAGATTGCGCCAGCTTTGCCCGAATCGATCCGGCCTAAGATGGATTGGGATGCCATCGGCGATGATATGTTGCCCGACATCGCCGAGGCTGTCATTGGCCGCGATAATCTAAGCGAAGCCGAAGCGGATGCCGTGGCGGTCGTGCGGCGGGAAAGCGCGATTGAGGCGCGCAACCCGTTTCAGCCCGATGGTGCCGGGACGCGGGTTCATGCCGAAAATCTGGCTGAGGCGATGCAGCGGATATTTGATGCTCCTACGCCTAGCGGCTTCGGCGCACAGGCGCGCGCTGCTGTTTCACGTGGAAATCGTGAAACACTTAATCGCAGCACGTCGATATCGTCGGGCGTCGTTCCCGGCGATGCGCGCAGCATCGTGAAAAGCCGCATTGGCGTGGTCGAAAATCGCAGCGGCAATCCGAAGGCGCGGCCAGTCGATCCAAAAACGGGCAAGATATTGTCGTCGGCGCTGGGCAAATATCAGTTTCTGGAAGGGACATGGGAGCGGCTTTATGTCAGCCGATTTGGCAGGCAGGGGCTAACGCCCGCACAGATTGCCAACAAACGGCTCGACAATGATTTGCAAGATATCCTGATGGATGACTTGATGGCGCATAACGGTGCGGCCTTGCGTCGCATGGGACAGCCAGAGACACCGGGAAATCTGTATCTGTTGCACTTTGCGGGTTCCGGTACGGCGGGCGAAATATTCCGCAATCCAAGCCGGATGCTGCGCGATATCGCGCCGCGCGCCGTAGCGGCCAATCGCTTTATTAAAGGCATCGAAAATTTTACCGGCCAAGATTTGGTGAATTGGGCGGCGCGTAAGATGGGCGGGCAGGGCGGCGCGGTCGCTCCCGCTGGCCGCAGCGTTGATATCGATCCAGAGGCGGCGGTTCGCGCCGACCTCGAACGGCAGCAAGCGCAGATCGATGCCGACCGGGCCGCGATCGACGATATCGCGCCGCGACCGCGCTTGATCGATGACGAAGATATCTTGCCGGAGCCGATTGCCGATGGCAGCGATATTCCGGTTTTGACGACGCCGATCGAAGGGCTGGCACGGCCAGCGCCGATAGCAGCGCCAGCGGTGCCGCCACGATTGCCGACAATCGAAGATGCCGACGTGACCGCATTTTTGCCGGAACTGCGCAAGATCGTTCGCGCGCGCGAAATGTCGTTGAACGAACCGGCCAAAATGGCGGCGGCGCTGGGTGTCGATGAAGCCTTGCTGCGACGCGGCCTGATCCAGATGGCGGCGGGCAAAGAAATTCGCATGAACAAGAAACAGCAATTCATGCGCTTGCCGCAGGACAGTGGCCCGGTCGATGTGCTGAAATATATCGCGCGGGCGGGCGGCATAAAAGACAGCGAAGGGCATGACTTAACCGGCATGTTCCGCGTCGTCCAGACGCGAAGCCGCAAGGTCGGCAAAGGCGCGTTAATGGAGGTCAGAAGGCACAAGGTCGATACGACGTATTTGGTGCCGGGGGCTGGTTATATCGTGAGCGATAAAGGCCGGTCGGTTGACGAAATCGGCGAATTGCTTTGGGAGGCTGGCTATATCAACAATGGCGGTGATCGTCCAACGGAGCGCGAAGTGCTCGATATGCTCGACTCCGCATTTCGTGGCGGCAAGAAATTCTATCCGGTGGATGAATATCCGGTGGATGAAGTTGCCACAGCGCGCATCAAAACGGGAAAGCTGTTCCGTAGCGAGGAAGAAGAATATTATATCCGCAACATGTTTGACGAGGTGGCGCAAGCCAATGGTTACAGCGTGGATGATGCCGATTTTGCAATTGCGGCACGTATTCTTTTAACCGAAGACGTTGACACTATGGACGACGCGGTGCGGTTGATGGTAAACCGTGAGCTGCAAGATATTCAGGCAGCGGCGTTTTACGAAGTTGAGGGAGATTATTATGCCAGCATCGAAGACCGATTTGCCAAAGCCTGGGCCGAAAATGCAGGCATTGATGATGCAGCTTTCAACGGACGCCAACCTAACGCCGGAAACGCAGGCGCGCGCGGCGCGGATGCACCGGATGTTGGCGGGCAAAGCCGCGCCGACAGCCAAGACGAACTAGAGCCACCTTATTTAGACCAAGGCGCATTACGCGCGTTCGACGATCCAGACGGACCCGCCTCAATAGGTGTTCTTGAAAGCCTAAAACACGACCTGCGCGCGCTCGTCGATCCCGCCATTGCCGAACGGCAAGCGCAGTTGGCCAGCCTCCAAGCCGCAAGCCCGATGCAAGCCAAGGTCGATCAGGAGTCGACCATCGGTTCGCCGTTGTTCGATGCGGTTGACCAATTCGCGTTTCGGATGGACGACGAAGGCGACGAAGTTGCACCCGCCGACTTGCTGGCCGAAATCGACGCTGAAGACGCGATGATCAAAAATATAAAGGATTGCTTATAATGGCATTGGGCACCTGCATCCCTGACCTGATCGCGCAAGGCAAAATCCCCGCCGATCGCGCCGAGCAAATCCGTGCGCGTTATGACGAAATGGTGCGCGGCTATGAGCCTCGGCTTGGCCGTGCGGCCGCAGAGGCAGAGGCGACGCGGATTATCGTTTCCAATCTGGAGTCGGATGTGATTGCGAAGCAAAATGCGCAGCTTAAGCAAAGAAAAGTGCAAGGTGAATGGCTTGGCCGGATGACGGCAGATGCAGGAGACGGGCCGTTTAAGCTGGCGACGGCAATCGATTATCTGGCGCGGATCGACAAGAAAATTGACGCGGTGCGCGGTTCCGCCTTTGCCTCGCTTGATGAATTCCTCGCCAAGCATCGCCGCAATTTGCTGGGGCAGATACGCGACAAAAGCGACCTTGGCGATGTGTTGCGCGAACGGTTCGGGCAATCGACAGGTAACGTCAACGCGCGCGAATTTTCGCAGGCGATGGGTGATGTCATGGAAATGTTGCGCCAGCGGTTCAATCAGGCGGGCGGGCGAATCGGCAAGTTGGAACAATTTGTGTTCCCGCAACGCCACGACCAAGCGCTTGTGCGCGCGGTGTCGTTTGAAGAATGGGCCGATTTTGGACCGATATCGCGGGCGCGCCTGATTGACCTTGAAACCGGAGAGCCAGCCAGCGGCATGAAGCGACTCGATATCTTGCGCCGCATGTATGAAAATATCCGTGCCGATGGGGCAGGCAAGGCAAAGCCGGGGCAAATGTTTGCCGGGTCGCTGGCATCGCGCCGCAGTGACCCGCGACTAATCCATTTTGACAATCCCGACGACTGGCTGGAATATCAGGGCCGCTTTGGCGGGGCGGATAATATCTATGATATCTTTGTCGGCCATGTCGAAAGCATGGTGCGCGACATAGCGTTGATGGAAGAAATGGGGCCAAACCCGACCGCGACATTGCGTTTCATGAATGATTGGATGGAGAAGTCGATCAAGTTGAAAGGCGACCAGGACGCGATCAACAATCTTGGCAGTGTGCAGGGCAAGATGGGCCGCATGTATGACGTGATATCCGGCAACAATCACATGGTTGAAAACCGGCGCTTGGCGCTGGCATTCAGCGCGTTTCGTGCGCAGCAAGTCGCGGCGAAGCTGGGCAGTGCGGTATTGTCGGCAGTCACGGACCTAAGCACCATGATGAAGACAGCAAAGTTTAACGGCATACCCGCCATGAAAATGGCCGGTCGATATGTAGAGCTATGGAAGCCCGGCGATGCTGACCGTGCGCTTGCCGTGCGTTCTGGCCTGATTACGCAAGAATGGTTGACGCTTACGTCGGCATCCTATCGGTATAATGGCGAGGAATTGACCGGCGAAATTGCGCGCCGCATGTCCGATTTTGTCATTCGTGCACAGGGCTTGGCCCGTCATACGCGCAACGGCCAGTGGGCGTTCGGCATGGAGACGATTAGCTGGCTGACGCATAACAAAGCGAAGGGCTGGGACGATATCGACCCAGCCACGCGCGCGATGATGGAGCGTCACCAATTAGGCCGGCAGGATTGGGACAATTACCGCAACAGCGCCACGGTCGAGGAACGCGGAGCCGAATGGCTGTTACCGACGGAGATTGCCGACAAGCGCCTTGGTGAACGCTTCCTGCAAATGATCCTGAGTGAAACGGATTATGCCGTTATCATGCCAGATGCACGCACGCGCGCTATGATAGCAGGGATGCCAAAGGCGGGAACATGGCTTGGCGAAATTATGCGGTCGAGCATTTTGTTCAAAGCCTTTCCGCTTGCTGTGCTGTCACTGCATGGTCGCCGGATGCTGGAACAGGGCGGGATCCACAACAAGGCAAAATATGGCCTGACCTTGCTGGGCATGATGACGGTTGGCGGCGCGATATCGGTGCAGCTGAAACAGGTGGCGGCGGGTAAAGACCCGCAGCCGATGGTGGATGAAGATGGCACGCCAAGCGCGCGCTTTGCCGGTCGCGCGTTGATGCAATCGGGTGGTCTTGGGCTGTTCGGCGACCTGATCTATAATTCGGAAAACAGCTATGGTGGCGGTGTCACCAAGACATTGGCTGGGCCAGTGCTGGGGCAGACATTGCCCGACGCGCTGGCCATACCCGCCAATAGCGCGGTTGCGGCATTTGATGGCGATCCTGAAACCGACACGACACTGGCCAAGGATTCGGCGAAGCTGTTGCTCAACGAAATCCCCGGTCGGAACCTTTGGTACACACGGCTTGCTTATGAGCGCGGCTTTGCCGACATGATCCGTGAATGGAGCGATGAAGATATTGCGGGCGCTTATGCACGGCAGGAACAGCGCGCAGAGAAAGAGGGCACGGCTTATTATGCGCCGCCCGGTGCGGGGCTGTCCGGAATGCGGGCACCTGACTTGGAAAACGCGTTTGCGGAGTCCGCGCAGTAGCCGCTTGACGCATTAGGACCGTTACCATATAGGACTCTGTAACAGCTGGTTCACCCCTACGCCGAACCCCGCCCTTTTGCCGCTTTGCGGTAGCTGTGGCATATCAGGTTTGGCCATTCGATGACGGTTTCCACCCAGTATCAGCCATTCACCTTCAAGCCCGGCGCGGCGATGACGGCCGAGGCGATTCCATGGCAATTTCTGGCCGGTGAACAGATCGTCGTCACGCACATTGCGGCAGTAACCGCCGCCGAAACCGTGCTGGTTCTCGGCGACGATTACAGCATAAGCGGCAGCGGCCCCGATGGCACGGGCAGCGTCACGGCGCTTGCGGCATGGCCAGTCAATGATGATTTTCGCGTCGAGCGCGCTACGTCGCTTGAGCAAGAATATGAATTGCCGCCGTTCGAAGCAATCCGTTCGTCGGCGCTAGAGCGCGAAAACGACCGGCAGTTGATGGCGTTGCAGGAGCAAGTCAGCACGTTAACCAGAGCTGTTTTAGCGCCAGTCGGTCAAGATGCGCCGAAACTCGACATTGCAGGCCTGATTGAAGGCGACATATTGGAATATCGCGGCGGTAAGTTCCGTCGGTTTTTGCGGGAAGCATTTGCCGGTAAATTCTTTGCGGGTGACGCATCGGGTAGGCCGGTACCTGCAAGCGGCTTTGGTGCGGACGCGGACTTGCGCACTGACTTAGCATCCGGCCTGATCGGTACGTTGTTGATTGCATGGAAAGCAGCCGGGGTCGGCGCAGTCGTCCGCACATTGTGGGCCAGGTTAAACGACTTGCCTCCCGGCGTCAGAGACTTTGGCGCTGCTGGTAACGGCGTTGCAAATGACCGCGCTGCAATCGCTTTGGCCGATGCAACAGGCGGCTTCCGGTTCACAGCGGGTTCCTATCTTATCTCCTCCAGCATCACAATTGCCAGCGATATTAGCTTTGACGCAGGGGCAAGGCTTATCATCCCAACGGGCGTAACCGTGACGTTTACCGGCTGTGTGACGGCGGGTGTTTCGCAGATATTCCAATGCACCGGAACAGGCGCGGTAGCCTTTAACTGGAACAAGACATGGGCTGGCTGTGCAGAATGGTGGGGCGCGAAACCCAACGATAGCGCGGCAGGGACGCAAACGGCCAATGTCAACGCGATCAACGCCGCGCTCATTGCCTTGCGCAAAACGCAGTTGCAAGGGGCGGATTACTGGATCAATGCCCGAATTTATATGGGCGAGCCGTGGCGCGAATTGTCGGGCGTCGGCGAACGCTTTGCGGGTTCAACGTCCAACTTTGTCACACGCATCTTGCAAACAAGCGCGACCGCGGATGTTATGCAGGTCGGGCCAGATAGCTATCCGGGTAGCATCAACGCGCTGTTTCAAGGCAATAAGGTAAATGATATTTATCTGGGCAGAACTGTGGCGCCAAATATTATCAGCGCATGCAGCGGCCTCAAAAATCAATATACGCTATACGCACGTTTCGACAATGTCATGACTGCCGAAAGCATATTCGGCTTTCAATTTTACGGGACGGTGCAAACACATGCCTATCGGTCGTGGGCGTTTCGCAGTGGCGCTGGCGCTGGCGCAGGGTCGGATCGTTTCTATGGTTTTTACGTAAACGGTACAGCATCAATTGCGGGATTGAGCAGCGGCAACGCGTCGATCTATCTAAATTATTGCAACGCGACCGTTGGCGGGTCGCCGCCTGTGGATTCTGTAGGCTTTTACTGCAACAGCGGCTTTACCGATACGTTCCTTGAAAGCCCCGAGACAACATCGTGCCGCATCGGCATTTATGTGATCGGCAATGGCGTGCCGGGGTCTTACGAATACACCAACGGCGACATGCAGATTAAGCATCCTAACCTTGATGCCTTTACCTATGCCGGTATCTATTTCCAGAATATGAATAGGTTCGGTTCGGCGGAAGTGATCGGTGGCTATTATGGTGCGGCTAGCGGATGCCGCGCCGCCGTCGCGGCAGACAGTTGCTTAGGTCAAATCCGCGTAGCCGGTGGGCAGGCAATTATGCGGGCCGCAGCGACAGCGTCTGGCGTTGGCGTGGAAAACAGCAACGGTGTGACGATTGACGGCCTGATTGTTCTGGAGGCAGGCGTATCGGGCGTGGACGCGTCCAATGTAAAAAACTGCGTATTTAAGCCGATTGTTAAAAACTATAGCATGACCATTTCTGCGGCGGTGCGCTTGTTCAACACGAACTCTCGCAATGTCATCAGGCCCGTTGCCTACGGTTCGGCAAACGTCTTCGGGCTTGGCGTGCAGCTTGTCGGGGCAAACCATAACCACAACGAGATAAATTGTTCTGGCATGGACCCTGCTGCGATCACTGGCGGTAGCGTCAATAAGCTTACGATCAATGGCACTCAAGTGACTCAAACCGGGCTTTCCGGCACCAATCTTGTGCAAGGCGTGATGGCGTGACCGGTTGGTTTATGACGAAAGGGGTGAAAAAATGACGCAAATCCAATCTGACTATGCCGCAGCAGTCTATAAAATCACGCCCGCAGTGAGCGTTGCCACGGCTACGGTCGCGGGTGTGACGTTGCAAGAGTGGGTTCTTATCGCGACGTTGATTTACACCATATTGCAAACCAATTTAAGGAGAAGTAAACATGATCGACAAATTCAAACCAGTTAAAATGAGCGGTGGACAAAGCCCACCACCCCCATCTTTGGCAAAAGCAAAGCCAAAGCCTAAACCAAAGCCAAAGCCGCAAAAATGACTGCGGTCGTCACGCCTTGGATGATGCTGTATCTCGCGACGGTTTATTGCCTAAGAGATGGCGATAACCGCCGCGTTGTCGATGCACTGGCGTTCAACTGGTTTGTCAATCAGATCGTTGTGATGGCGAACGGCGGTTATCCGGTGTTGCCGATATTCATTGCGGTTGATTTTGTCACCGGCCTTTGGCTGGCGACATATGAGGGTAGCAAAACAGGGCACCGTGCGGCGTGGTTTTTCATTCCGATGATGTCATTAAACGCGGCGGCGTATGTCAATGGGGAACCTATTCCGGGCTGGCACTACACCGCATTGTTTGCCTTAGTATGGGCGCAAATAGGTGTTGTTGGGGCAAACAATGATGGATTTAGAAAGATTGTGGATCGTGCCTCTAGTCGCATTTTGCATCCAATATCTAGCGCACTTTATCATTTCAGGAGGGAGAAATGAGGCAGCTAACCGACGACGACGTGACCGCAATCGTTGATGCGCTTGAAGGCCGCTTGACCGACAAATTCTATCGTGATCTGGGCAAGGGGCTTTGGGGCCTTTTTTGGAAGGCAGTTATAGGCGTTATTGTTTTTGTTGCCGCCTATGGTGCACTTAAATCGGGAGGGAAGCCGTGAGCAATACACCGATAGAGCGAATTGTCGTGCATTGCACGGCGACCCGCGAAGGCCAAGACGTAAGCGCGGCCACGATTAAGAGCTGGCATCTAAAGCGAGACTGGTCTGACATTGGCTATCACTATGTGGTCCGGCTAGATGGCCGGATTGAAAAGGGCCGTCCAGATACGGCGGTTGGTTCGCACGTAAGGGGCTGGAACAAGGGCAGCATTGCCATTGTCTATGTCGGCGGATTGGACAAAAACGGCAAGGCCAAGGACACGCGAACGCCAGCGCAAAAGAGAGCGTTAAAAGAGATTATCGGACGTATGCGGGCGTTGCACAATGACGCGCCTGTTATGGGCCATCGCGATCTGTCGCCTGACAAGGATGGTGACGGAGTTGTTGAACGCCATGAATGGCTAAAGGATTGCCCATGCTTTGATGTCGGTGAATGGGTTAAGCAGGGGATGCCGATATGAAGCCACCGAAAGCAGAATGGCGCTCATGGCTTTACGGCATAGCGTGGCTGGCTGGCGGGATAGCATCGTTCGCCTTTGCCGCGTGGCTGGTAACGCTTATCCGTTGGGATTGGGCAGCAGGAACCGAAGCGCAGCGATTGTCGATCCTTGGCAATGCGCTTTACGGCGTTCTGGCGACGGGTGCGCTGGTAACGCTTGGCCTGACTATGCGAAATGCAATACGTAACTTTAAGATGACAGCCGGGGCAATGTCTGCGGAGGCGTCCGGCCATGAAGGGGAACGATAATGATGTGGCTGCTATCCGGCGCATTGCGCAACGAGCAGGGCGAGTCATGAACCGTTCGCCCAGCCCTGATTTTACCGCACAACGCGCCGCGCGGCAGCAACAGCGCATTATCGGGCAGCGCGTCGCGGTAAGTGCGGTGCAGACGGCGGCGGTGGAATCGGTGGCAATCGCGGCTGTGGAAGAAGTGGTGGCACCAGGCGGCGGTTTGGACGTCCGCCTCAATTCCATCGAAAATCGATTGCACGAACTAGAGCCATAGGAGGTTTTCATGCCATTAAATTATGCAATTTTTCCACAAAGCGGATTAGGTAATGGTCCAAATCATAGCTTGCCCGCGCCTGTGTTGCGTTTGGACGGTGGGCAGCGCCT